GGATTAAATCCACCCTCACTTACTACCCCCACGCAAGTAAAGTCAAAAGTGGTTGCTTCCGCAGCTGTGTCAGTGTTGAATATCTCTGCCCTAAAGGGAAGGTTGCCTGTAGTTGTAAACGGTACGGTCTCTGTGTTGGCAAACGTAATCTGATGAACATACGCTATTTTTCCATCGAAATTAAAACCAAACCTGATCCTACCTGCACCTAGCCACTGGTAATCTATAATATAGATATTATCTTTGGTTTCATCTAATGTAACGCCGCTTATGCCGTTTCCGTCAAGCACATCTATGTTCCAAGAAGATTGATTAACTACATTATCTACTACCGAACCTGATGTTTTAGTTCGCCTAACTATTTTTAGATTAGTAGCATCTTGCTCAAAAAAGTATCCATTTTCAGCGTCAAACTGACCTATCCTTTTTCGGACGTTGGATGTTTTAGCTCCTAAGATGCAGGTGAATATCACAAGCTGACTTTTCCCTGGCTGGTATCTAAAATACTGCTTCGTTTGGAAAATAACCCCATGAGTGTCTGTAACGCCGCCAGTGGTAAGTTTGGCAGCCGAAGAAGTAGGAACGTGAGTTACATCTCCTCCTCCTGTTATAGCTTCCTCAAAAAATAGAGGCTGTAAATCATAGTTAAACTGCATGTCAAAAGTATTAAACGGCAGAGAAATCCTGCTTCTACCAAAAGCATCTAAGTCTCTTGAATCCTGTTGTTGTATATTTACATTCCGAATATGACTCATGTGTACCTCCTGTTATAATACATGCCAATTACTCCCATCGCAAACTATATGTAATGATTCGTACTGATCTGTAATATCAACAGTTAAATCCCCGTCAATCGTTTCACCAGCATTTCCATCAATAGTTACAGCGTTTACTGAATTATCGGTTTTCTTTATGTGGAAATTAAGCCCTGCATTTCCGTTAGCCGCTGTTAAGGTAATTGTAAATACCCCACCATTAGCATCGCACAAAATAACACAATCATCAACTGTAGCGACATAAGCTCCCGCTTTAGCTACAGTTTGCATGTATTGGATCAGTTCCCCACCAGCCAAAACATGACTAAATATATCCCCGTCACTATCCTTCCAATCCTGCAAGTTGACGGATTGGGCAACTGCACCCTTGACGGTGAATGGTACGGTTGCTGCATTCTGAGAAGTGATAAGTAATGTTCCATCATCAATAATGCCAGTAATGTAACCACCAATATTCAATTCATAGCTGGCATCAGCCGCAGAAGGATCAATATCGTAACCAATAATGATGTTGCCATCTCCCGTTGTGATTACATTACCCGCTTGATAACCAATGAGAATATTGTTGTTTGCATCCTGGGCCAAGAAACCTGCCTGATAGCCAATAATGACATTGTTGGCTTTATTATGTGCCGATGTTCCTTTTCCTGCCTGACTACCAATTATGGTGTTGTAATACCCTTCTTGGTTGTTATAATTTGCGCTGTCTCCGATTGCTATGTTGAAACCCGCTGTTGTATTTCTTCGATTTGCGTGACTACCGATACCTATATTACTTGAACCACTAGTGTTCATGCGAAGTGCGCTGAAACCTAGTCCAAAATTATAACTACCGCCAATATTAGAGAACAATGAAGAGTCACCGACACCTACGTTTTGAACACCCAAAGTATTATTGAACAGTGAATTGCCGCCGATGGCAAAATTTTGATAACCTTCAGTGGTTGACTTATTAGCATTGACGCCAATGCCCACATTACCATAACCAATTGTGACACTCGAACAAGCTAAATATCCGATGCCTACATTATCATAACCAGTTTCCAAATCCTCCAAAACATGCCAGCCAAGTCCAACGTTCCTCCAACCTGTATTGCCAGCAACATGCGCCAGGTTTCCGCTCCCAACTACACCCACACCAATGAAAGTATTGGTTTCGCTCGCTAACCATCTATCAGTAAAAATATCCCCATCACCCATAATAGCGAGAACAACGTTTGCTCCGCTATCTTCCCACTCCTGAAGATTCGCGTTTTGAGTAGCATTAGCTTGTACCGTCAATTGAACTACATCAGCAGATCCATCTATCAGAACTGCGCCATTAAATGTTCCACCTGCAAAGGTGGGTGTTGCCGCATTATGAATATCCTGTGGGGTAGCAAGGGTCACATTCCCACCCGCTCCACCATCAGCAATTGAAATCTGATTAGCAGTTCCTGTTAAAACTCGCTCATCAGTGAGATCTCCATCAAGAGAAATTACAACATATTCGGCACCAAGTGGAGCCGCTGCTCCTGCCAATATGTAACGTGCATCAAAAGTAGCAACGGGTTCATCAAAATTTACATTTTGAGGGGCACCGGACGGGTCCATCATGTGAATTAAATCAGTTGCAAGAACCATTAAATTCTTTCCTTTTTAAAAACCTTTTTGGCCTCTATATATCGCAATCGCAAAGACAGTTATTCCTAATATGTAAAGCCAAGATTCAAACCACATCACACCACCGCCAAATCTAACATCCCGGCATCATCCAGCACTGTATCAAATAAATAGCAGTGAGCCAGAGGCCCTTTCCATAAAATAGCAGGCACATCACTTTGAGCACCGATGATGCAATTGCTCGCCACCAGCGGCCCAACCCAGGAACCCAGACCCGTTTGAGTTATACCGACTTGCAAACCAGCAAAATAAGCCTTCACAGCGTCCCCGGTTTTATCCCAGGTCAGGCCAGCACAAAAAAAGTCCGTCTCGCTGTGACCGTCATCATTGACAACCTCTTGAGTTCCACCAGCCTTATAAATAAATTGCAGCCTACCATTAGTCGTTGACTTGGTAATATCGAACCAGTTGTTACCGTCAGCGAACATCCTAACTATCTTGTGAGCATTCCCATCCGTCCACAATCCAGTAGCCCCTTTTCCCCAAATGACCAGCGACCCTTTCAAGCCATTAAAAAGCGCCGCCAGATCTGCGGAATGAACATCAACATAGTTGTTTATTCCATCGAAATACGGCGCAGTGTTTCCATCTCCAATACCTGTTTCTACGGGCCAGCCACTTACATCAGAACTGTATGTTCCGTCCAATGCTGCTGTTCCTTCGGCATTATCCGCATTTGTACCAGAAGCCTCCCGCAGAGGCCAACCAGCGATAGGGGAATAACCGAGGGCTTTGTTGGCATAGGTTTGTCCCCCACCCATCAAACCTGCCGACCCCATCAATCGACCGGGCAATCTACGTGATAGCATATTTCCTGCTTCCTAGATTATTCATCATCTACCACCAATAATTCAAATTCGCACGCTACCGAAGCCGTCGCTCCAGCCCCATAAACCTCAATCCAAAAATCTGACTTCGCATTGATAGCGAATTCCGGACCTTTCGGTAAATAATGAAGACTACCTTTTACCGCAAAGAAAAGCCGCTGCCGCTTGGCTTTCATCGGAGCTACAGTATCATCTATGTCATCCCTCGTAAATACTCGGAAATTTGCTTGTCCATTGAGAGCGACGTGCATGTGGATACTTAGCAAATACGCAGTCTTGCTGATAGGAACTGTCCATCCTGCAAACTGCGTTTGCCCTTTATCCGCTGCTATCTGGATCAGATCCGTTCCGCCACCACTATTCTCTATTGTCACCAGACCTACATTCGCATCGCCATAGGTTCCAACCGCAGACACCCATGCTCGATGCACCCGCCAAAAAGAAGCTATCGTTGCAACGCTCACACCTGCACCCGCTGTGGCTATATCTTCACTAACCTCGTTGAAACTATCATCAATCCCCTGTACTGTAACTTCCCTTGCACCCGCTCCAGCAGCAGTATCAGCGACATTTCCACCCGCCTTGATTCTGACAGTAGTGGCAGCTGATAATGGCCATCCCGTAAGCCCTAGACGACTGACAAATTCCCAATCATCCATAGGCACAGCGGCATTTCTGCCAAATTTATGAACCATTGAATGTCCGCTGATATTCCCCTTCTGCAACTCAATAAGAAAATCTCTTTCAGATATATGTGTCATAATATCCACCATAGGGAAGTTCAACCAAAACAATCCACCTAATCTTCGTCTCAACACTTTATTGATTCAACTAATCACGCCACTTCCCGCAAATACTGGACATGGATCGCTCCCGTCGTACCGTAAAAATTCAATGAAGTCAAATTGGCGAGCGGTCCAATCACATCGATAAAATTCTCCGGGGTGACACCATTGGAGTTAGTTCCACTGGCAAATCCGAGGTTGAACTGCCAATACACATCACCACCAAAGGCTCGCATATAAATCGTGTCCGTTCCATTGGGGATATTGGCTGGTTGATCTGTTGAATCCATCGCAATTCGCTCACCACCCAAGTGTTCATATCTCGGCGGTGCTACTGGCGAGAATGACCCGCCTTGTCTAATAACCGGGAATACCATGATTAATCTCCTATAACCGCCTCATACAATTCGGCGGCTGGTTCTAATTCTTCCTCGATCAATATATCCAAATCCAAAAGGGATTTCTCGACAATTTTAGGTTTTTCTGGTTCTTCCTCCAGGGGTTCTTGCCCCTCCCCATCCTCCGGCTTTTCATCTTCAGACAACTTATCACCAGGGGTTTGATCCTCCTGAAGAAACTCTTTCGGTAATTCATCCAGATCAACCAACACCTGTAATTCTTGTTCTGGAGAGGTGATCAGAGCATCAACCCTCGTCTTTGATACCTCTGATCTTGTTTTACTGACTTCAGCGGATATCTGCTTATCCCTCAAATCCTCTTCATCAAACCCAAAAGTTGTTTTCTCATCCAACACTTCCCAATTCTGTTCATGGGTGAATTCCATTGCCCAGGCAACCAACCCTTTCCCTTTTGATTTTTCATCCAACACCATAGATTGTTGGCCGGACCCCATAGGCTGCCCAGTCAATGGCTGAAGATCCTGAACATCTAACCCAATCGCATTAGCATAAGTCAAAATAGCGATATCAAATTCTTCCTTACGTTTGAATTTGTCCGGGAGTTCTGCAAGTGGTACTCGATACCCACTAACTTGTTGAGTAGCATCAATCAATGGAATAATTACCGCTCCCATGTACGTTACATACCCTTTACTGGCACTATCCTGCTCCGCAGCCAAAACAGCTCCATCAAGCTGACGCTGAGAAACACTATTCACGAAGTGAAGTTCCAATGGTCTTTTCCCGGCAAGCTTTTCCGAAACATATCTTTCCATCACCGATAATTTATAAATCGCCTTATAAGCTCGGCTCGCCGCACATTTTCCCACACCAAAGAAAGTCTCACTTGGATCCGGCATATCGCTCATGGTGATAATCTGATGAGCTTTCAATTCATGTTCTCGCTGTTTTTTGTCTCGATAAATCACCGGGATATCTATATCGCCAGTCCTGGTACACCGGAGCGAATCCAGATGAACCAACCCAATGATCCTGCTTCCTGCGCCCCTAGTGGCCCTGACAATTTCTGTGAACGCCCCATTATCGGTACACAAATAATCCTGGAGATGTTTGGATAAATATCTGACAGTGATTGACCTGACAAACATATCCTGGGCTCTTTTAGCCCTGAGCGGGATATCGGATTCAACTGTATAAGACATTGATGCCATTTTAGTGACAGCGATCCCTATTGCATCCCCCCACATCGATTCCTGCAATATGGTTGTCCGGAGGACAAAATCCCTGGCAATAGTCCAGTAAGCCGGGGGCTCTGGTGTCAATCCAGACGATTCGGCCCCCCAATATGGGATTATAAAATTAATTATTCCTGTTCTGGGATCGTCCACATAATCATCTTTGGTCACAGATTTCTTAATAATATCTTTATCTGGCATGAGATCTCCAACTCAATCACAAATTCAAACGCATACATTCACCATTCGCCATCGAGAGAGTAACCGCTAAATCTACCTTCAATAATTCCGACCTTTTCACTATCCGGATCTTGCGCTCTTCAGGATCTATTTTAGCATTAGCATTTCCAATATGCTCTTTCAAATCATGTTCTCCAGAGTGATGAACCCTGCGCTCCATGATCATTTGTCTCAACTGGCTATCAGCAATCAAACGATCCTTAGCCTGAGAAAAAGCCTTGAACCAACCTAAACCCTCTTTTCTCAACCTTCCCGCCATATCCTCCAATTGATAAGGATCATAAGCGATTTGAATAACATTGTGTTCATCGATCAATCTTCGCAATTCCCTTTCGGGACCGGGTTCTTCCTTTGTTCCCTGGAAATCAATCTTACCACCCTTGGGCGGCGCCCACTTTCGAGCATAGCGAACCGCCGAATGAGTATCATTATCTGGATGTCGAGAAACAGCAATAAGTGCAAAATTATCCCCAGATACGCCAGCATCTAAGGCCACTATCCAAGGGTCATTTTTTTGACCCGGAGAAATTTCTGATTGACAAGCATCCCACCACACCATTTCGATAAATACATCCTCAGAACTCACCCATTCATTCTTGTGAAGCCTGCGGAATTCATTTGGAGTAAGCACCCCATCCTCTTGGCCATAATATTCAGGAGTATGCCAGGGCATCAACCCCCGGTCATTCCACATGCAAAACATCCGGGTTTGATCGTTGGCGAACACCGGGAAATCTTCCGGCAAACCATCAACCGCTAATCTGTGCGCTCCCTTATCATCCCTTGTTCCCTGTTGGAATAACTTTTCCAGAAGCAAACTTTCCCCGGAATATCCAGCATAACTTTCCACCCACCGAAAAGCTTTGCCGAATTTACCAGGAGGTAGTGTCATCTCTGCCCACATCCTTTTTTTAGCTTCCTGGTGTGCTCCCCATAATTCCGAGAACACCACCATGTCTGCATTTCCACCAGCCTCGCCGGAGGGGTCAATAGGTACCGATTCAATAATTGTATGATTGGGTAAATTGATTTGATACCGGACCACCTTACATACATCAGCCAGAGCAGGATTCAATTCGATCGCCCTCCTGATATAAAATCCGACCCTTGAATCAACCTGTTTTAGATCATTCGCAACCAAAGTAATCTGCCCCCATTCCACTTGAAATCCCATCCAAAGGGCTATTGCAGCTGCAATCGTGGATTTAGCACTCTTTTTCACATCAGACCAAATGATCACCGAATAGTCGAATAACCCATCCCCATTCCTGGATAATGCCTGACGTAAACAAGCTTTCTGATAGGATTCAAGGGGGATGATGCCTTTCGTTTCCGGAATATAAAAATGTTCCTCGATCCAAGCAACCGGATCGGGATTTATAAAGGGGTTATCTTCCTGATAATCAGGATTCAGCTCATTGGACAACGTTTGAAGAAATAAGTCGTCCAATGTCTGTACTGATTTTACGTAGGGTTTTTCTGTCTGTAACATTTTCTCTGATCACGCTGATAACCGCTGAAAGGAGCACCATTGTTCGCTCTACGGAGATCATCTGCTCCATATCGACCAATCTCTTTCTTTCACTCTCCACCAGCTTCCTTCTCTGCTCTAATGTCTTCCCAACCTCATCCCAGGCTTTGTAGTCATCCACACCCAGGCTCAAGATCCGGTTCAATCCGGTAAGGGCATCTTTCATTTTATCCTGATCTCCAGAGGCGTTTGCGTTCCTGAAGTCAAAGAACACCGATTGAGCAGTTTTCCAAAGTGCGCCCGATTCGCCGGTATCAACCCTGGAGAGCAAATCTGTCAACCTCGCATCTGTTAATGCTACCTCTTCCCGGAGAGCAAGAATCTCTGGATCTTTTATTGACTCCTGGTATCGCTCACTTAACCGATCCGGAATAGATTTCGAATATCTTCCATGTTTGAAGTTCGGAGCTGCAATCCCTTTGGGCGTTGGGCCTCCATGCACATAACATACATTCGTTCCCTTCATCGCCCATCTGGTGCATCTTTTTTGAGTGCTTTTTGCTTTTGCAGTACATTTCATTTTTTATACTGTGAGGGTTCCTCGATACCATGAGGGTCGCTCAATAACTCCGGCTCGCCGCCGGTCATGTCAACCCAGCGCTGGATTGCTACAGCGCAGTAGGCTGCGTCCTTATCAATATAACGACACTGTCTCCCCAATTGTTCTGAAGCAATCAACGCAGGTCCAGCACCACCAAACGGGTCTAACACAATTCCACCAACAGGGGATAACGGAGCAATAATCCACGCTAATAATTCAACGGGTTTTTCTACTGGATGTTCTCTATCCTTAGAAGGCGTGGCCTCAAAAGGCATCACATCAGCATATAAAGTCCCGTTTGGCTCAAAATAATGTTCTTGGTTTCTGCCCCAAACCATCAGCTCATGCTGGTGTCGAAATATTCTCCCCAACCCAACGTGCTTTTTATCCCATACTAAGCTTTTGGTCTTATCAAAATATGAAAACATCACAGGATAGAAAACCGCATAACTATCACAATTACAAAACACAACAACATGCGCCGCATTCTTGCGGTATTCATCGGTAGTTTTCAAAACAAGTTCCCAAAATCCTGCCAATGCTGATAAATCCGAAAACTTGCGCTGATGTTTCACTCTCGATTGATAATGCGTGGCTGGTGTAAAGAATGGTGGGTCGGTTATCATACTGTCATATTTCTCCCCATCCATCACCCTAGCCACAACCTCCGCATCTATGCAATCGCCGCAAATCAGCCTGTGTTCTCCCAACCGCCACAGTTGCCCGGTCTCAACGCCCCACTTCTCCCGCAGCTCCTCAGCCCTGTCAATCTGTGCGCCTGGGTCTTCAGGTGGTTCAGGCAACCACAGATCAAGATCCAGATCGTGTTCGATAAAGCCCCATTTCAATAAATCATTAAGTTCGAATTCGTTAGCTAAAATATCGTGATCCCATTCTCCCCCAGCTCTATTGGCGACAATGTTTGCCATCTCGCATTGATGTTCTATCCACCTGACTTGTCGATAAGTATATCTGTACCCCTTCCAAACAATGTATCCTATCGCAACCGTTCCCTGCTCATCAGGCTCATCGTTTTCTTCCGTCAGAACAATCTCACATTCGTTGATCTCAAAAACTCTTCCCCGCTGATTGCCCCCAATAATTTGATTTGAATTCAGATCATGAACGACCCCAGACAAATCCCCCAGCTCTTCCAGCCATCTTTCCAAATTTTCAAACTGTTGAACGGTGATCTGCCTGGGGTTCTTATGATAGAACTCGATTGGAGATCCATTATCGCTCATATAGATTCCACGTAATCTCCATGTATCCAGCCTTTTGCCAATTTTAGCCAATCTCCCTGCTGATCTACTATCGTCACATCCGTATTCTGTTTCAACGAGCCAATATCCCTTGAACTGGCATTGGGTTCTGCTCGAATATTCAAACTAGATGCAGTAATCCTTACATGCCTGAGAATAGGAATAGGCGGAGATGGCGTAGGCGGAGGAGATGGTGTGGGTGGTGGACCTGAATTTTCTCCCCATGTTTGAGCAATAAATTGATGCATCTGATCTTTGTTGCCTAATTCCCATCGATCCCAATCCACCGACTTGCCGGCATAACGAGTAGGAACCTCGCCTGGGAATGGTACTTTCTTGTCTGCGGTCTGATGTAAGACGACATTGTTGCGATTGATCATCTCAGTACCAAATGCACCAGCACCACCATAAGGATATTTGGGCAGAGTTGGCGGCCCTGTGTGTTCAATAGATCTTACCCAACGATACTGCGCCAAGAACCAATAGTGCTCATCCATCATTTCGGGTGTCCATTTCCGGAGCCAATTCTCAATAATCTTGTATCTGGCATAAATGATGGGTCGAACACCATCACGTTTAAATACCAGTTCGGACATTGCCCAGGCTTTCTCGCCTATCCTCTCCCAATATTGATTGTTTTTTAGCTCAAGGTCAATAGCCCTTGGAATAATATCAATTGTGGGATGATCAAAGTACCACACCTTATCGGCTTGTTTCACTACATCTTGATCGGGATAAAGTACATGATAAGACGAGCGATACATCAAACCCTTGGCACCATCATAAAGATGCCTGAAGAATGGATCATGATATCCCCAACTGATGCCCACCCGACAGAATATCCCCACCACTCCGTTTGCGGCGGCAACATCATGGTTGTAATACATTTGATATCTAGCTGCATCACGCCAGAGAGGGCGTGCTAATCCAATTGGATCTTCAAGTCGTGAGACAAGCGAATTTAATATACCAGCGGGACTTAGCATTTTCATTTCCTCAATCCAAAGTAAGTAACAATTGATGCCACTGCTATTTCGATAGAATTGCCAAAGAAAACCAAGATATCATTTCGGTTTGATTTCTGCTGTAAAGCATCGATCTCTTTACCGAAATGTTCCTGCCCTTTCTCTATGACTGCTGTCTTTATATTGAGATCGTTGATCCCCTGATTCGACTTATCAATCTTGCCCTTGATATCTGTAACATCACCCTGTATGCCCTCTATTTGATTGCTGATCACAGCAAGCGTTACCTCGTCCCCTTCTTTTAGACCCATAGATCACCCGTCCAATCTGATATAAGCTAAGTCCAAGAGAATATATCTAATCCGGATCTGCTGATCTAATTTTCGTCAGCAGATCCGGCATTATTGCCATCGAAACTATATTATTTCTTAGGCAATTTGGATTCACGTACATCACGTACGGCACCAGTTTTCGGCGCAATAGCAAAGGCTGATTGATTGGCGATCACTGCCAAAACAAAGACATTTACTAATCCAAGCAATCCTTCCTGGGTACATTCCACAGATACAGCAAACGATGCACCAACTCCGGCACAGGATAGACCATAGATACCAGCGGCTACCAGAAAAAGAATACCACCCATGATCAACCGCTTTACTTCACTACCTAATCCAGCAAAACTGGTATTAAGTCCGGGGATATAGCTGAACAATAAAGAC